TGCCGTGCTCGGTGTGCATGACCTGCTCGGGCCACACTAGGTCCACCTTCTCGGGGTCCGTCCAGCCGATGCGCTTCTTGATGAGGTTCCACAGGTCCACCATGGGCCTATTGTCCTGCATCATGTAGCTGGCCATGTAGGGGTTCCATTCCTCCCACCGCCGCTCGAAGCGTTCCTTGGCGTTCTCCTCTCCGGGGTACTTATCGTGGTCCCCGTCGTAGTCGTCCTTGAAGTTGCCCAGACGGTAGCCCCATGCCTTCAGTGAGTGGGACTTCAAGAGGCCGGGGGGCATCGTGCCCTTCTTCAGTCGGTCAAGGTCGGGACCCAGAAGAACGTCATACGGCCACACCACCTTGGCTGCCACAAAGGTATCCCACGCCTTGTCCGGCCTTGTGTAGACCTCAGGGTAGAACTTCTCCATGGCGAGGTAGTCGAAGGAGACCCCGTTATGGAAGATGGACAGCTCACAGTTTTCCGCAGAGAAGAACCTGATGCCGTCCTCTACGTTGCCTGCTGGGTTGCCCACGATGGGGTCCCACTTTGGATGGCCTACGGGGACAGCGGGGCCAAAGTAGAACTCCTCCCCGGTATCCAAGTCGATAGCGCCCACGCAATGGATGCGGTCCATGGGGGCAGCCCAGCCGGTCTTGGTCTTGGTGCGGACCAGAAGGCCGTTGCTCTCAATGTCTCCCCCGAGGTTGCGCTTACGGGGTGCGCTTGAGGAGGAGCTTGATGTGGGTAGGGTCGGGGGATGGTGATGCCAAAATCTTCCTGCCAGCGTTTGCGGTGGAACTCATAGGAGTAGTGCTCGAAGTGGCGCAGCGCATAGCCGGACCCTACGGTGCACAGGTTGAGGTATTCCTCGGAGGTGAGCGGCAGGTAGTTCTCCGCGTACTCTCTCTCCCAGTTGCCATACTGATACTTGAGGAGGCCGTGGAGCATGTCCCCACGGTTCTCCATGCCTCGGCCGTTGAGCATCCATGGTTGGTACTTCTCGGCCAAGCATAGCGTCTCCACCTCATGGTAGCTGGGTGCCCGGCTCCACGTCTCCTGCTCGACGGCCATATCGCGGATGGCGATGTAGTCAGCGTTGAGGCTGCGAACGGTCTGCCAGAACTGCCACCACATGGTCCCCTGCGAGAGGACCTCATGGATGACGCTTGAAAGGATGAGGACCACACGCCTGCCATTACGCTTGGCTTCCTGAGCCTTCATGGTGACAAGCTCAATCTGCGGGGTCCAGTAGCCACCGGGAAGGTGACGTATCGCTGCCTCAATGGCGTCCTTGCGGGTGTCGTACCCGATGATTTCAGCGCAGGGGTTGTCCCTCTGGATGCTGCCAAGCAGTGCCCCATCGGCACACCCGAAGTCGATGTACGTGAGGGGTCGGCCTTGGGGGAGGAGACCCACGAACCACAGCTTGTCCTTGAGCGAGCGCCTTAGGTTGGCGTGGTACTGCTCGTGGTCGTGGATGCTGTGCACGGTCATGGGTCTCTCTCCGTTAGTGCTTGGTGTCGGTAGGCTTTGTGTTGTCGGTGTGCAGCTTGATGTTGACCTTGCGGTTGGCGGCTGCGGTGATGGCGTTGCGGAGGCGCTGGCAATAGGCCACCACCTTCTCGGCCATGGCCTGAGGCTTCAGCTTGCGGGCATCCTCCAGATCGCCCACGTCGCCCCACTCACGGAGGGACTTCATGTCAACGCCGTAGGAGCGGAGCGTATCGTAGCCGTAGAGGACTACCTTGGTGAAGGTCTCGGCTGCGGTGAGGCGGGCCTTGAGGTCCTCCACCTCGTCTGTCTGCTTGGTAATCGGAGTGGTCCTTAGTAGTCCGTCGAGACTGCTCCGAACGGTTGGGAACGTGTTGGTGCTCCCTCTCCGCTGGGCTTCCCGATGGGAGGAAAGGGGATCGTAGAGGGGACCAGACGGCCATCCTCTCCGTAATACAGAACGTCCGCTAGGCCGGACTTGCCGGTGCGGCGTATGGGCTTCAGGATGCGGGTCTGCGTCACGCGCCAGCCGTCACCCTCTGCCTGATTGTTGCGCTCTTGGCCGATCACTCCGGTAGCGAAGTTGGCCATACCGCCTGAGGAGCGCAGCTCGTTGAGGCTGGTAGGTGCGCCCTCCTCGTGAGGTACGCCTTGGGTCCGCTTCAAGTGGTGGGCAATGATGAGGAAGATGCCCAGCTCCTTTGCCAGCTTTGCCAGCTCGCCTGCCACCATGTCAAGGACACGGCGCTCATCAGCGGATAGGTCAATCCCTGAGGCGATGAAGGAGAGGGGGTCTATGATCACACCCTTGCAGTCCAGCCCCTTGGCCAGATAGCGGACGTACCCCATGATGGCCTCAAGGGACCACTCGGCTGTCTCGGGGTCAAACAGCTCGATAAGCCCAGAGCCGAACACCTCGTGGTGGACCCTGAGCATGCGCTTGTCGTACGCCTCCATGCCTGCCGCATCGTCTGGGTCAGGCAGGGGGATGAGGTGCAGGCGCTCACTCTCATGGACCGACATGATGCCAAGCATTGCGTCACGCTTGGTGTCCTCGAAGGACAACACGCCGATCTTCACGTCTTGCTGGATGAGGGCGTACTCGGTCTCCCTGAGGAGTGCCGACTTGCCTACCCCGGTGCCAGCCACGATGTACGTCACGTCACCCGGATAGATACCGCCCGTCATCTCTTGGAGCTTGGGCATGGAGGCAGGCCAGTTGTAGAAGGGGGTCTTCTCCTTGGGTGCCGTGATGCTGGACGTGCTGTCCTTGGCATTGACGATACCCTTGGGCCTCCATGTGGCAGCCCCGTAGATGGTGGTACGGATGTCCCCGGGCCGGTCAGCTTGGAGAACATCGGAGGCGTCCTTATGGCCAGCCGCTTTGGCCAGCCGCACCTTGCCCACCTTGAAGAGTTTGGCACACTCCTCCGCCGCGTCACGTCCCGGTTGGTCATCATCGAACCAAAGCACGATGTCAGCGAAACGGTCCAGCCAGAGGTAGTTCTGCTTGAGGCACTTGGCCGCGTTACCTGCCCCGGTGTTGATGGACACCACGGCTACCTTGAAGTCGAGTGCTTGGGCTACCGAGAGGGCATCAAGCTCACCCTCGGTGATGACCACCTGCTTGTCGAAGCGGTCGCCATAGACGGACTGGCCGAATAGCTGGCACTTCTCCAGCCCCTCGTAGCCTTCCCCCTTGACCACCCCGAAGTCCTTGTTCGGGAGGCGTACCTTCTGGGCAACCACTTGGCCTGAGGCATCCGTGTAGGGGTATGCCTGTACGGTCTGCCCTGAATATCCCGCCTCGCCTACCCCGTACTTGCGAAGGGTGGTGGGCTCAAGGCGGCGCTTCTGGAAGCCTTGGCTGGGGACGGTGATGGGGAGCAGGTCAGAGGAGACCACGGCAGATGCCTTGAAGCCAGAGCTGGTGGGTTGCCCTGTCGTCCCGGAATGATGGCCGCAGCCAGCCGTGAAGCAGTGCGTGTGCCCGTCGGCGTAAAGCGCCAGGTTGTCCTTGCCGCACTTGGGGCAAATCTCCTTCTTGCTGATGAGGGTGTCGGAGCCCTCAGGTCTATCCACCTCGGAACCTCCTTACTAGGGCTACCGCCGCTCCCCTCACCCTTGAGGGGTACTGGATGGCATACCCGGTGCCTGCCCTCAAGTCATCCAGTGAGATGAGGTGCTTGTGGAAATGCGTGATGGTCTCCCACTTGGCCTGTAGCTCCTTACTCATCTCGTCAAACAGTGCGTCTGAGATGAGAGGGTCATCCTCTTTGTAATACAGGAAGCAGGCCATGAGGTAGTGGGGGACCAGCATGTTGGGGTTGGCCTCGGTGACGGACCTAACGTAGGCGTCTGGGTCCTTAGCGGCCCGCAAGGAGGATGACCCCCAAGATGAGCAGGAAGACAGCCAGCGGCAGCCACAGTGGGGCGAGCACCCAGACCCAGCTCCAAGCAATCGTGCCGGTGAGCTTGAGGATGAGGAACACGAGGAACAGCAGGAAGGCCGGGCTTAGTGCAGCGCCCTTCATGCCAGCGCTCCGGTCACGGCCACGAGGATGCCAATGGCCGATGCCACGAAGGCAAGACCCACTGGCGTCCAGTTGCCATTGAAGGCTCGGCCGTCTTGGTTGATGTAGGGGGCGAGGGGGTCTGGCTTCATTTGAACCATGCTCCTAGTTTGTCGAAGATGTCTGGCTCGGTGGCGTCGAACTTCCTGCCCTTGATGAGCCAGTCCGGGTAGTTGGGGTCCAGAAGCTCACGCCGCACGGGGACCTTGGAGCCGGTGTTGAAGCTGGACTTCGGGTCGTGCATCCAGCTTTCGCAGCGCCACCACACTAGCAGGAAGAACACCAGCAGGATTGGCGGGATAAGGTACGGGCTCATGGTCTCTCCTTGAGCTTTATGAAGCCAACATGTCCTAGCTTCTTGGACTGGTATTGCAGGGGTTCGCCATCCGGCCCAAGCAGGGAGGAGTGGGTCTCCTCGTGTGCCTCGAAGACTTCCTCGGTGGGCAGCAGACCGACTAGTCCGAAGTCCCACTCATGGGGAGCTGGGCGGCTGGCCTTCGGGGTTGGCAAGTTTGTACGCCTTGTAGCCACGCTCGGCATGGTCCTGCTTCATCTCCGCGTTGATCTTGTAGCCCAGCTTGCGAAGCTCGGCAATACGGCTGGACAGGGAGCCCACGTCAAGGCAGGTCAGGGCCACCTTGTTGGTGAGCGTCTTGCCTTCCTTGAGGTAGGCCAGCACGCGGTCCTGCTGCGGTGTCAAGAGGCGACCACCGAGGCTGTCTGGTTCATTGGTCTGCACTGGGTGCGTATCCTTTCGATGTCCACCGGGGGGCACTGCACTGGCCGTATCTTGTAGCGGCCCAGCTCGGAGTGAGCCTTAAGCTCCAGCCCGGGGTAAATTCCGTTGAGCCAGCCCCAGAGGAACTTCAGGGTATCCATCTGGGCTGGCGTGAAGGTATCGCATGATACCCGTATCTCCTCACCATCCTCACCGGGCCTTAGCCTCACGCCGCCCTGAAGCACAATCCCGATGCTGTCCTTGTTGAAGCCCGGGGTGTGGGAGCCGATGGCGTCGTGGGGCCGGACCATAAGGTGCCTGCCGTCTGCGAAGACGATGAAGTGGTAGCCAATCTCAAGGAGGCCCATCTTGCGGCCGGTGACACGGAGCCACGCCTCAAGGTTATGGGCCTCATGCTCGTGCGTGTGGCTGGCATGCAGGATGATGCGTGAGGTGCTGGCCCTCTTGCGCCACGCTAGGGTACTGCCAGCCATAGGTCCTGACCCGGAGGTTGGTAGCCTTGGCAGCCGCTAAGCACCAGCATGACGAGGAGCATCATGACGATCATGATGCCCATCACTTGGCTGGCCCACCACGCTATCCAGTCGCCCCACCTCATCGGCAGGCGTCCAGTTTTGCGTAGTGTCTCTCCAGCCCGATGGTCCACGATGCCGCGTTCGGGTCGTGCTCCGAGGCTTGCTCCAAGGCGTCCACTATCGAACCGGGGGGCGGGCTCAGGGATGGGCACAGGGTCTTGGTAGTGGCGCTGCATGCTGTCAGCACGAAGATGAAGAGGGCCACGCATACTGCCCACACGAGGATGCGCATTGAGGTCATCCCTTACGGCTCCTGTCCCGCAGCTTGCCAAGAGCACCGTCAAGGTCAGGCTTACGGCTGTCAATCTCACGCCACTTCTCCGTGACCTTATCGGTCTGCTTCTGGGTTTCCTTGTGGGCGTCCGTGATGCCACCCCTGCGGCCCCGGGAGTAGGCGTAGAGCATGGCCACGATGACTGCCCCGAGGATAGCCAGCCAGCCCTTGAACTTGTTGAGGACGTAGGCAATCAAAAGGGGTGCCTCCGGGGTAGCCATTTGGCCAGCCATGTGACCCGCTCGTAGAGGAGGCAGGCGAGGGGTAGGCCGATGCAGATGGTGAGTATGGTCATTTCCCTGCTACTCCTTCAAGGCAGACCTTAAGCTCGGCCTGCCGCCTGTTGTTGAGGCCCTTGACCACACGGCCACCTGCCTTGTTCCACTTGAGCAGCTCGTTGCAGGCACCCTTGAGGTCACCGGCCTTGAGCTTGGCCACCAGCGTTGACTTGCAGGCTGCCCCTACGCCGACATTGTAGGTCCACGAGATGAGGGCAGCTTGTACCTTGACGGGAGCCACGCGGAACTCAGGCCCGGCGCAGGCCCAGAGGGGCTTGGCGTAGTCCTCCATGACCCGCTTGCTGAGCTTCTCCTCGCACTGCTGCTTGGTGAACTTCTGGCCGGGCTTAACGCCTTGCGTCTCGCCATAGCATACGGTCCACACGCCCACGATGTCGGGGTAGGAGGTCAGCTCCAGACCCTCCCACGGCTTGATGAGGACCGAGGTGGAGAGCGCGATGGCAGCAGCTAGGCCGACTGTGCCGGTGGTCTTCGGGTTGCGCTTAAGGAAAGCGAACATCTAGTTCACACCCCGCTGGACTTGAAGCCGGGACAGGAAGGCCATCGCAGAGCTTACCCCGGAGAGGGCCGCAAAGACACCCCGGGGGATTGTCTCGTAGCCGTCCATGATGGGGAGCCCTATCTCCAGCCCGGTGAAGATGAAGGCAAGGATGGTCCACCGGATGCTCCACGCATGAAGCACCACGGTCTTCCACTTACTGCCGATGGGGGCAATCACAGGACGATCTTGAGCACCGTCTCGTGGGTCACCTTGAGGATGTGGTGACCGCCGATGCGGGAGAAGTAGTCATCCGAACGGAGCCATGCTTCCAGCTCCTCATCCGTCTTGCCGAGCACCTTGTCAGCCGGGACGTTGACGTAGCCTGCGGTGGTCTCCACCACGTATGCCGCATGGGCTGTGACGAAGCCCTTAACCTCTCGGCTCTTGGGGTCGAGATGGGCAGTGCTGCCGGTAGCTTTGCGGGGATTTGCCATGTGTGCGTTACTTTCCTTTGGTTGGGAGGCGCTTGGTGAAGCCGTATGGTCCATCTGCAAGGACGGCCTCAGGCTTGAGCGCAGGGCCGGGCTCGGCGAACCACTCGGGAGGGATGAGCTTGTCGGCAAACTTGTAGCCGTACTTGCGGCACCAGTCTGCCAGTGTCGTCTTGGACCCCTTGGTGATGGGAGCTGCGGAGCGGGTAAAGACAAACCTGATGTCCAGCTCCGGGTACTGGGCCTTGATGAACAAGTGCTTGGCGCGGTCTTGTGCGTCGAAGATGCCCTTGCCCTCAATGATAATCCCGTTGTCCAGCGGGAAGTCAGGGGTGTATGTGTGGTCCTTCTGGGGTATCGTGTACCGCAGCTTGAGGGTCTCGAAGCGTGGCACGAAGCCTGCCTCGGTGATCTGCTTGGCGAGCTTCTCCTCAAGGCCGGACCTGTAGCCAGCCTTCAAGCCCCTTGCGTGAGCCGTGCTGGTCCAGTTGCGGGGCCTCACTTGGTGCCCTGCTACTTGGCTACCGTGACGTTGGCATTGCCGGTGCCCGAGGCGAGCTTGCCCCACAGGGCGACGGTGGCCGCTTGGTCCGGGACCTCATAGTAAGCACCTGCTGCCACCTTCACCATGGCTGCCGTGGAGGCGAGCGAGGTGTGGACCTCAAGCACCACAGCGGTATCGTTGAGGAGGAAGAGGCCGATGCGGGAGGGGTCGGAGCCGACAAGCGGGGCCATGGCGTCCGTCATTGCGGTTGCCGTGGTGACCAGCGTACCGGCTTGGCCGAGATGTTGGCGGCTCATGGTCAGTAGTCCGCGCTGTCGTTGTCCGATGCAGGCGAGAAGCCACCACCAGCACTATCATCGTCGTCATCGGCCGTGTAGCCATCCACAGCGCCGAAGCCCTTCTGGCCACCCTTGGACAGCTCTTTGACCTGCACCATGGCGAAGTCCAGACGGACGCCCACCATCTTGAGCGGCTTCATGGGGATGGCACGGAGGCTGGCGCGGAGGCGAACCACAGAGCCACCACGGATGATGGTCTTGGCCGGGTCCAGCTCGTTGCCTGCCGCGTCGTAGAGCGCAATGACCACGTTCTTGGTGGTGCCGTCGTTGAGGCGGAGCTTGGCGTTCTGCTTGAAGTCGAAGCGGATGACACCCGTGGGGTTGCCCTCGGCATCCTCAAGGCGCTCGTACGGCTTGTAGACCGTGAACTTCTTCTTCTCGGCTGGCGTCATGTCCTTGCCTTGGCCGTCCTCGAAGAATGCATCGAAGGCAGCCTGTGCTTCGGCGTCGATGCGGGCAGCAAGGGCCTCAGCCTCAGGGCCTTCCACGTCGAGACCCGTCTTGAACTCCGGGTTGTCCGGCTTGAACTTGGTGTCCGGCTTGTTGAGGTGCGGGTGGTCCGTAATGCCGAACGGAGTGTCAAAATACTTGTTCTTTGCCATGTAGGGTCTCCTAGTGCTGGCGGGAATGGGCGACTGTTTATTGATGACCACCTCACCCCAAGCGGTTGCCTCACGGAATAGCTCCGAGCGGTCGGCTGTTGGGTCTCTTGGTGGGCATCGTAAGCAGTCAAGTGGTCGTCATGGCGCTGTGCTCTGTATGTCGGCTAGGCGCTGGCCCTCGGTGGTCGTTGGGCTACTGCACGGATTGGCTACCGTTCGTTGGCGAGTAAGTCCTCAGGGGGTTTCGGCCCTCCCTCAGCCCTCGCAAATGTATGCTACATGGCCGTCACTCGCCCCTCCTTAAAGCGGTTCGGCTAGTCCTCCATGTCCCCGTCATCATCACTGAGCAGGCAGACCACGAGGGCGATGGACAAGACGATGGCGATGTAGGCTGTCACTTGTAGGTAACCCCGAAGCTGGCATGTTCCCGGGCCCAGAGGTTCTGTCGGGCGGTGGCCATGCGGTCTCCCCAAGAGCTGGCCGGGCGGGGCCACAGACCCGCAACGGTGACAGGTGCGAGGCTGGTGTGTCGGTCCATGACGAGGCGGAACGCTAGGTCTCGCCGTCTGCGGGCTCCGTTTACCTCCGCAAGGTCTCGGACCCAAAGGACGACAAGGAGGAAGAGAAGGGGTCCGATGATGCCGCCTTCGTTCATTTCAGGCCCACGAAAGGCACGGCCGAGCCGGGCACGAAGGTGGTAGGCAGCTTGCCATCCCAAAGCTCGGTGGCTCGGAGCTGGACCAGTGCCGGGTTGTCCCGTAGAGCCTCGCCCTTAGCCCGCAGTGCGGCACCTTCCGCCTCGCCCTTGAGCTGGAGCGCCTTGGCATCCGCAATGGCCTGCTTCTCGACGGCATAGGCTTGGCCATCGGCTGCTGCCCGGGCACTGTCGGCCGTTGCCTTGGCCTGCGTGACGGTTATCTCCGCGTTGACCTTGGCTTGCTCGGCCTGCTGGCGGATGCGCT